TATGTCGGTAAGTGGCTCTATCAGGTCATGGGCATGGAATATGATGATGTTCGTAAGATCATAGAGGAACTGCCATATCAGATGTTTCCGGAGACGGCGACATGGGGACTGATGTATCACGAACTGAAATGGCAGCTTCCAGTGCGGGAGAATCTTTCCTACGAGGAACGAAGAAAGCTGATTTATCAGAAGCGTGACTGCCGTACACCGATGACACCGTACAGAATGGAGCAGTACGTAAAAAACACAACTGGGATTGAAATATCGATTGCAGATGCTATGGATTCCGGCAGATATGGCTATGTGCCGGAGCATCCCAATATATTTAAGGCTTATTATTCAGGAGAAAATACACTTGATTCAAAGCTTGTACACAGTGCGCTGAATCAGTTGAAACAGTCACATACAGCCTATGTGGTTAATCACAGGATTGAAGTGACTGTTATTAATTTACTCCGAATAAGTCTACAAAATATTAAAATACATTTCAAATCCGCACTGACTGAACAGGTAAAAGCAAAAGCGGCTGTACATCTTGAAATGGATAACAGCATGGAATGTATCGGAACTGTAGAATTAGAACGGCGCAGAAATCTGTGGTATCTGAATGGGGACGTACCGCTTAATGGAAGCAGAATATTAAACGCATTATACGAGAAGGAGGAGCTATAAAGCATGGCAGAAAATTCTATTATTACAAAAAAGGCGCGGGAGAATATGGTAAAGGCAAGAGCCGGAGCGATAACACTTCCAAAGATTGTCGGCATGGCATTCGGTTCAGGCGGGGTGGATACCTCCGGGAATGTAATTGTGCCGACTGCCGAACAGGCAGCATTAAAAAATGAGCTGTTCAGAAAAGAAATAGACGGTTACAGCTTTGTAAATGATACGACCTGCAGGTATCAGTGTACGTTGTCAGAATCAGAGCTTGCCGGAGCTTACATCAGCGAAGTAGGTTTGTATGATGCCGCCGGTGACATTGTCTGCATTAAGAACTTTACCGCAAAAGGGAAAGACAGCGACATTGAAATGACCTATACGGTCGATGATGTATTCTAAGAAATTTTGAAGAAACGGAGGCAGAGAATATGGCTGATTTTGAAATTCCGGAAAATCCGGATTTTGTTGAGAGTGTACGGAAGTTTGAACCGACAGATCCCGCACACGCTGATTTGTTTAACAGGGTTATCCTGGCACTGCTGGAGAGTCTTGCGTATTTACGCAAATATAAAGCGGATATGGACTATGTAGATTTATCTTATCAGCAGGCGACCGGATATGCAGATAAGATAGTTGCGGCTTTGATAAATGGCGCACCGGAAATGTTGAATACATTGGATAAACTTGCAAATGCAGTTGAAGAAAATGCTTCAATTATTGATGTACTGGTTGCGGCTATAGGAAAAAAAGCAGAACAGGTGGAGTTGGATACTCACACAGGCAACAACGTAATCCATATAACATCTGCGGAGCATGAAGGTCTTACAGAAGCTATATTGCATACAAAGACAGAACACGTTACAGGTGTTAAGGGAAGTGCGGAAAGCATTTACCGCACAGGCGACGTTGAAATAACAGCGGAAAATGTAGGACTTGGAAACGTTGACAATACAGCAGATTCTACAAAGTCTGTAAATTATGCAGCAAGTGCGGGAAACGCTGCGAAAGTAAATGGGCATAATGTTAATGCAGATGTACCGTCAGATGCAAAATTCACAGATACGGATACATGGCGACCATTAGGAACTACCGCTGATACAGCCTGCGCTGGAAATGACAGCAGATTAAGTAATGCACGCCCTGCATCTGATGTATATGCATGGGCGAAAGCAAGCACTAAGCCAGCGTATAATAAAGCAGAAGTAGGACTTGGAAACGTTGACGATACAGCAGATTCTACAAAGTCTGTAAATTATGCAGCAAGTGCGGGAAACGCTGCGAAAGTAAATGGGCATAATGTTAATGCAGACGTACCGTCAGATGCAAAATTCACAGATACAAAAGGCACATGTCTTTCCGGTCGAAGTTCATCTTATGGCTGGTCAGTTAACCGTTTGCCAAGTGATTATTTAATCGAGGCATTTCATACCGCAGCAAAAGCTTTGAAATTACGATACCGCAAAGCAATAATATTAAGTTTTTTGATGCTATCAACATTACGCCATTCGCGACAAGCGGATTAATAAGCGTAAGTATCACAAACTATACAACGAGCAAAATTCAGGGATTTGTTTTTTCACCGCTTGCAGAAACCAAGAGCATTAGTTTTCATGTAACTCTGCATGGAACAGCATCTTAAAGGCGGTGATAGTATGTACTACGACAGCAGTTAGAAAGCCGGTAAAAAGTTAAATAGCATTTATTAGAAAGACACGAAAGTGTCTTATTTTTTTACCCAAAAATCGGTTGCAGGAGCAACAGGACCAAACAAAAAGGAGAGATGAAACATGATGATTTTTGATATTTACAGAAACGCCGGTAACAGTCCGGTAGTGCAGCTTGTAGTTATTGCTGTTGTGCTGGATACGGTTTTCGGCTGTATCCGGGCAGCAAAAGACAGACAGTTCAACAGCTGTTTTGGCATTAATGGAGCAATCCGCAAGATTGGCATGGTGGTGTCGATTCTTGCGCTGATTTTAGTAGACCAGATTGTCAGCTTCAACTTAATTGGATTTCTGCCGGAAGCGGCGCGTGCCTATTTAGGCGACAGAATCGGATTAACCGAGTTTTTTGGAGTTCTGTATATCGCCTATGAAACAGTCAGCATTCTGAAAAACATGGTGCTTTGCGGTTTGCCGGTCAAGGCCTTATGGAAAGCAGTCAAAACATTCCTTGGACGGTATACGGACGAACTGCCGGATGAAGATGAAATTGAATTAGCAGAGTTAGCAGAAAAAGAAAGCGAGGACAAATAATATGATTACAATTACAAAGAATTTAGTATCAGAGGATAAGTACGGCATTAAATGCCCATATGCAATGGAGCCTGTAGGTATTACGGTACATAATACGGCAAACAGTGCCAGTGCTGATGCAGAGGTTTCATATATGATAAGCAACAATAATGAAGTGTCTTACCATTTTGCGGTTGATGAAAATCACGCAGTGCAGGGGCTTCCGTTAAACCGTAACGCATGGCATTGTGGGGACGGTAATGGCAAAGGCAATAGAAAGACCATTGCCATTGAAATCTGCCGTTCAACGTCAGATGATGAAAGCCTGTTTGACAGGGCAGAGGAAAATGCCGCTGAACTGATTGCGGCACTGTGTAAAGAATACGGCTGGACAACAGATGATATTTACACACACCAGCATTGGAACGGTAAATATTGTCCGCATAAGACCTTAGACCGCGGCTGGGAGC